GTGCGGCGAACACGGTGTCTGGCGGCCCACGGGGCGGATGCGCGGCCCCGGCTGCTGGACCGATGACGACGGCGGCCTGATCATCCACGCCGGCGATGCCGTGCTGGTCGGTGGCGAATGGGTTGATCCTGGCGTGCATGGCGGCAAAGTCTATGCTGCCGCCGNTCCCGTGCCCCGCCCCGCCAAGGCTGGCGCGCGCGGCGATGCCGCCCAGGCGCTCCTCGATCTGATCGGCACCTGGTCCTGGCGGCGGCCCGACATTGACCCGGTGCTGGCGCTGGGGCTGATCGTGGCCCAGATGGTCGGCGGCGCGCTGGAATGGCGGCCCGTGGGCTGGCTGACCGGCGATGCCGCAACCGGCAAGTCGACGTTCCAGGCGCTGCTGCTGCACGTCCACGGCGGCGAGGGCGGGCTGTTGCAGGCCGCTGACGCGACCGAGGCCGGGATCAGGTCAGTCGTCGGGTTTTCGAGCCTGCCTGTGGCGATCGACGAGCTGGAGCCGGACGTGGACCGCCCCCAGAAGGTCAAGTCGGTGGTCGAGCTGGCGCGCCGCGCTGCGTCAGGGGCGCAGATTTTTCGCGGATCGTCCGACCAGAAGGGCTATCAGTCCAACGCCTATAGCTGTTTCCTGTTTTCGTCGATCCTGATCCCGCCCATGGAGGCGCAGGACCGCAGCCGGATGATAATCCTCGACCTGCACCGCCTGCCCCCCGACGCCCCCAAGCGGAAAAACGATCCGCGCCGCCTGCGGCAGATCGGCCAGCAGTTGCGCCGCCTGATCGTCGACGGCTGGGACACCTGGGGTGATCGGCTGGAGTTGTGGCGTGCCGCCCTGGCCGATCACGGCCAGACGGGCCGTGCGGCCGACAATTTCGGCACCGTCCTGGCGCTGGCCGACATGATGCTGCATCCGGGCCTGCCCTCGGCCGAGGTGATGGACGGCTGGGCCCGCAAGCTGGGCCGCGCCGTGACCGAGGAGACGCAGGAGGTGGGCTCCAACGCCGAGGACATGATCATGACCCTGATGGGCCAGTCCTATGACGTGTATCGGCGCGGCGAACAGCACACCGTGGCCCAGTGGGTGATGGCGGCGGCGCAGATGCGCGGTGCGCCGCGCGATCTGTATAACCCGCACGATGGCGTCGGCGCGGCCGAGGACAAGGCCCGCGACGCCAACGAGAAGCTGGCCAAGATCGGCCTGCGGGTGCGCGGCAGCGGCGACAAGGCGGCGCTGTTCCTGCCCAACAGCCGGTTGCCGGGTCTCTGCGCCCTGTTCGAGGGCACGCAATGGGCCGATGGCGTCTGGTCGCAGGCCGCGCGCCGCCTGCCCGGGGCCGAGCCCGTCCCCAATCCCCTGCGCCTGGCCGGGATCAGCACGCGCGGCGTCTATGTGCCGTTCGCGGCGATTGCCGGCCTGTCCGATTTCCAGACAGCCGCGCCCGCGCCTGCATCCACTGTCGCGCCCCATATCGACGATGCCGCGGAGGATTACTTCTGACATGGCGATGACAGCCAAACCACTGGGATCGCGCGACTTTCACGCCCCCGCCCACACCCGCCTGATGGCCCGAATTCGCGCGGCGGCGGCATCGCGCGGGCGGGTTGGGGGCCGCGACACTGTCGCGGGGGTGTCGCGGGTGGTGTCGCGGCTGTTTTTCCTTATGTTCGCAATGGGTTGCGCGCCAGCCGCGACGGCGCGACGGTCATATGCGCCCCTCACATATGTGTGCGCGTGTGTGCGCATGCATGCGAGACTGTGTGTGTCGCCCCGTCGCACCGTCGCTCCTTTCTTCTATCTCTCTGAAAAGAAAGAAGAAAAGGAAGCGACATTACCCGCGACACTGGCCGCGACAGGGCCGGTAGTGTCGCGGGCAAGCGGCAAGCATCTGAAATCATTGAAAAAGGGTGCATTTTGATGCCGGGCCGGCCGAATTCCTTTGAGGCGCTGGCCGCCAAGGCCGCCACGCGGCTGGATCAGGCGCGGGCGCAGGGTGAGCAACTGTCGCTGCTGGCGGATGCCGATCCCGGCCTGCCGTCCGATGGCCGCGTTGCGCGCGGCAAGGGCAAGGCGATGAGCCAGATGCGCGAGTTCCTGGCATCGAAGGGATACCGCCTGCCCGAGGAGGCGCTGGCGCAGATGGCCGGGCTGGCCAGCCGCGACGATGCGGTGATGGCGGCCATGGTCACGGCCGAAAGGGTCACGACCTGGGCGTTCGCGGGCCAGATGGACAAGGGTGGCAACGACCTCAAGGCCAGCCCGGCGGCGCTGCTGCGGGCGTTCGAGATGGCCTATACGGTCCAGCTGCGCGCCCTGGACGCGCTGATGCCCTATGGCCTGGCCAAGGTCACGCCGGATGGCGTGGCACAGCCGATCGTCAACATCACGATGCCGGCCGCGCCGGCCGATGCGGGCCCGGCGATGCGGGACGTGACGCCCTCGATCCCGTCCCGGTTCCTGCCTGCGGACGTGGCATGGGAAATGCAGCGAAATCAACAGGTTGCGCAACCTGCCGTCGCGGGCGCGGACGACGACACGCGGACGCAAGAGGCAAGCGATTGAAAATGCAGGGACAAATGCGCATCGTCACACTGATTGAAAATCAGCATGCCGCCCCTGCCGCAGGCCGCGCCGGTCCCGCCTTCCGCGCCGACGCGACCCCCCGGGGGGCCATCCGCCCCGCGCCCTCTCTGCCCCTCTGTGTGACCCCATACGGGTTTTCGGAGATCGGCCGATGAGCGCGAACCAGAGCCAGGCGGAATGGGGTGGGGGGAATGTTGCGTCCCTTGGCCCGCGCGAAGCGGGGGAAGGGGGTGCTGCCCTGCATCTGTCCGACGAACAGATCAGCCGGCTGGTGGGGGCTGGCGCGAAAGAGGCTGTAGAGAGCCTAGAGCTTGCCGACGCGGCTGACAAGCTGCCCCTGGAGGAATTCCGCTGGCCCGGGCCAGTCGCCGCCGCCTATTTCATGTCCGACGACGACGTGGTCGGCATCTGCGGGCCCGTGGGCAGCGGCAAGACCACGCTACAAGTGCCTGTTCATCCGTCAGACCTATCGGCAGCTCTGGTCGACCACGATCCCCAGCTATCTGGAGGTCTACCCGAAGAACATGGGCATCTGGTCGGGCGGGCGGGGCGATCCCGTCACCCATGTGATCCACTTCAACGACGATCTGGGCCCCATCGAATTCGTGGCCGAGTTCATGGCCTTTGGCGATGACATCGTCGCCTCGATGCGCGGGGTGCAGACAACCGACATCGACCTGAACGAGGCCGACACCATGCCGGTGGAGATCCTGACAGTGGGCATCGGCCGGATCGACCGCTGGCCGGGCCGCGCGCATTTCGCCGGGCTGCCCCTGCATCTGCGGTCCTATGGCCAGATCGACTGCGACTTCAACGCGCCGGATGAAGACAACTGGACCTTCAACGTCTTCTACGACGCAGATGCCCGCCAGCAGATGGCCGAGCAGCTGACGGCCGCCCTGCCGCAGGGGGCCAAGGCGATCACGATCGAGTTCTACAACCAGCCCGGCTATGGCGAGGCCGGATGCGAGAACCTGCAGAACCTGTCGCCCGCCTATTACCCGCGCCAGATCGCATCCATGAAGCTGGCCGGTCGCGGCGACATGATCGACCGGCTGGTCTACAACAAGGTGGTTTACCTGCGCGCCGGCGACCCGGTGTTCAGCCGCGAATTCAACCGGCGCATCCATGTCTCGCCTGACACGCTGGAGGTTCTGCCGGGCGAACCCCTGCGCATTGGCCTTGACCAGGGCTTCAAGGGCGCGGCGATCATCGGCCAGTTCATCGACGGGATGTTCTGGCGCTTCTATGCCGAGCTGCATTTCCCGAAGGAACGCCTGTTGGCCCGCGAATTCGGCCGCCGGCTGGGCGATCTGCTGGCCACCCCCCGCTTTGCCCCGCATCGCGTGTTGGCCGCCTATGGCGACATGGCCGGCGAACACGGTGCCAGCCAGGCGGCGGATGAAAACGCCACCTGGAACCGCCTGGTCGCGCAGGCGGCCGAAATCACGGTGCGCCCGCAGCGGATCGGCACCAACCGGATCCAGCCCCGGCTTGAGGCGGTGCGCGCCAGCCTGGAATTCGTGCACGGTGGCCAGCCCGGCCTGCTGATCGACCCATCCTGCAAGTTCACAATCCGCGGTTTCGAGGCCCGCTATGTCTGGAAAGAGGAAGTCGACGCATCCGGCGACAAGCGCAAGGTGCCCGACAAGAGCTTTACCGAGGCGAACGTGATGGATGCGGGCCAATACCTGCAACTGTCCGAGGTGCGCGGCGACGGCCTGTCCTACCGCCCGGCTAGGAGCGGACCCCGCTTTGAACGCGCGCAGGCGATTGAGCGACAGGAGCGAGAGATGGAGCTCCGGCAAGTCGGCCTGTCGACCCGCTACGACCCCCTCAACCCCTACGGAGAATGATCATGGATCAGACCGACGAGCAGAAGGCCGAGGCCGAGGCGGAAGCCGAAGTGGCCGCCGCGATAGCGAAGGCCGAACAGGAAGCGGCCGAGGCCGAGTTGGCAGCCATGGCGACGGAAAAGCCCAAGCGCGCCCGCAAGGGCAAGGGCGAACCTGCGCTGGATCACGATCATCTTCGCTTCCTGGCAGAAACCATCAGCGCCCATGAGACGGTGAGCCACCCTGTCTTCATGGGCATGGTGGCCGATCTGGAGCGCGACCACGGGGCCAGCTTTGGCGAGGATGGCGACGACACCATGGCGACCTTCACCATGGCCGGCATCACCGCCCGCGCCACCCACGACCGGCAGGCCGTGGTGAACTGGTCGAACAAGGCGCGCCGCGTCCTTCTGGGCGTGGCCTGACCCATGCGCGCCATCGGCATCAGGGCCTATGACGATCACGGCGCCATGGCCGTGTTCCGCGATCTTGACCCGCATGATCTAGCCGAGGCGCAGATCGTGCGGGGCGAAGATGCGACGCATCTGGCCCTGTTTGCCGACTGGCGCGCCATGCGCCCCGCCTGGATCGCCAGCCATGTGCTGACGGCCCGGGGTCAGCCCTTTGCCGTGCTGGCCGTCAGCCATACCGGGCAGGCGGGCGTGGCGCAGGCGGCGTTCCTGTCGCGCGACCATCGCCGGTTCCGCACCGCAATTGCCCGCGCGGCCGTGATGATCCGCGCCGGGATGCCCGGCTGGGCCGTCGAACACGGCATCCGCCGGATCGAGGCGCGGTGCTGGGGCGGCCATCCGACCGCGCCCGATTTCCTCTACGCGATCGGCTTCACCCCCGAATGCGCAATGTCCGGTTTCGGCCCCGACGGCCGGGCCGAGTTCGCCCAGTACGCCTTTATCCCCTCTCAGGAGAGCACCCCATGTGCATGACAAGACCCCGGATGCCGACCGTCGCCGCGCCCCTGATCGCGGCCTATGACAACAGCGAGGCGGTGGAACAGGGCCGCATCGAGGCCCGCCTGCGCCGCCTGCGCGCCGGGGCCGCCGCCAATGTCCTGACCAGCCCGACCGGCATCCCGTCGACGGCCAAGCTTGGGCAGGTGGCAGCATGACGCGCACATCTGTGGATCAGATCGACCCGCAGGCGGTGGCCCTTGCAATGGATGACGGGGCGGGTCGATGGCTGTCCTGCACTGGCTGCCACGAACACAGCGAGGGCGTTCCGAACGGCCCCTATTCACCTACCCTAAAATGCCACCTTGGGATGGGATGCACTGAGTGTGGCGGCATAGGCGCAATCTGGGATGACACTGATTGGTCCGAATTCGGGATGGACCCGCAGCCCGCACCCGTGGAGCCGGATGCCTTGGTCAGCACACCTGAACCTCTCCGCGCATTCGGCGGCGATGTGACCCACCACGCGGACGGTCGGGTGACCGGTTACAACTGGCACGACACGCCGGAAGGCCGCGTAGTGCAGCGGGTGGACCAGACTCCGCCCGAGGACGTGGGGGCGCTGTATGCTGACTTGGTGATGGCCGCTGGCATCTGGGCGCTTCATGCGACTGCTGAGAAATGCCCGACCTTTTCTCGCGGCGATGCCCGGCACTTCGCTGACCTGTTCCAGCGTGCCGCCGCCCTCGCCAAGCAGGGATCGCCCGCATGACCATGCTTCGCCATTCCTTCCACGGCATCGGCGCGGTGCCCGATCACCCGCTGGCCAAGGACGCCCAGCAACGCTGGACCGATCTGAAATCCGAACGGTCGCAGTTCGAGAGCGACTGGGAAGACATCGCCCGCCTGATCCGTCCGCAGCGCGGCGGGTTCCGGTCAGGCGACCCGGCCCACAAGACCACGGAAAAGCCGCTGTCGTCGGGGCCGATCATCGCCCAGTCGAACCTGTCGGCCGGGCTTTACGGCACCCTGACCAACCCGGCGAACCGCTGGTTCGGCCTGTCCACCCCCGATCCGGCGCTGAACGACGATCAGGACATGCGCGAATGGCTCGACCTGGTGGCATCGCGCATCCTGCGCAGCTTCTCGCCCGAGGTCAGCCCGTTCTACGATGCCGCCATTCAGGGGTTCAGCGACCTGTGCGCCTTCGGCAACTTCGTCCAGTATGACGAGCTTCTGACCGAGAAGCGCCAGTTCGTCGACCAGACCCTGTCCTTGGCCGAGGTGGTCTGGGATATCGACGGGTTCGGCGCGGTGAGGTTGTGCGCCGCTTCGCCCTGAAACCGCGCGCGGCCGTGGCCATGTTCGGGGCCGATGCCCTGCCCGCCAACCTGGTGGAGCTGGCCGAGAAGAACGACCAGTCCAAGGTCTGGTTCTGGCACCATGTCCTGCCGAACAGTCAGTTCCTGCCCGGCCGGATCGGCGCGAACGGCAAGGCGTTCCTGTCGGTCTATGCCTGCGAGATGGGCTGTTCCCTGATCCGCGTGCGGGGTTTCGACGAAATGCCATTTGACGTGGCCCGCTGGGATGTCGACAGCGGCTATACCTGCGGCAACGGCCCCGGCTATATCGCGCTGGCATCGGCCCGGCTGGTCAACCGGATGGATGAGGCGACGATCCGCGCCGCCCAGATGGCGGCCGACCCGGTGAAACTCGCCCCCGACCGCGACGCCTGGCCGCTGAACGGCAAGCTGCGCCCGGGCGCGATGATCTACGGCGGGGTCGATGTGCGGGGCAACCCGCTGATCCGCACCATGGACACCCATGCCGGGATCGGCCTGACCTTCGACGAAAAGCAGAGGCTGAACGACGAAATCAAGGACGCGTTCAACTGGTCGCTGATGAACCTTGCCGGCCGCACCGGCATGACGGCGACCGAGGTGATCACGATCGAGGAAGAGCGCCAGCGCCTGATGGCCCCCTTCACCGGCCGCACGCAGCGCGAATACCTGCGGCCGAAGATCAGCCGGCGGTTTTCGACCCTGTGGCGCGCGGGCCAGATCCCGCCCCCGCCGGAACATGCGCGGGGCGCGCCCTTGCAGGTCGAATACCTGTCCGCCGCGGCTCGCGCCCAGAAAAGCCGGGATGGCGCGGCGGTGATGCAGCTTCTCGCCAATATCGGGCCGCTGGCGCAGATCAAGCCGCGCCTCCTCGACCGGATCAATGAGGACGAGCTGATCGAGACCCTGCAAGAGGCGCACGGCGTTCCGGCGGCGATCCTGTATTCGCGCGCAGAGGCCGACGCCATCGGTCGCGCCCGGGCGGAACAGCAGCAGCAGATGCAACAGATGGCGATGGCGGCCGAGGCCGCATCGGCCGCGAAGGACGCCGCCGGCGCCGCACAGGCGGCCGGGCTGGTCGGTGGTGAAGGGGGGGCGATGTGATGGCTGGTCAGATCGCTGATCACTACATCAGCCCCGGCGGTCGCACCACCAATTATGACCGCAGGGCGTTCACGGACGACCTGATATGCGCCAGCAGTTTTCTGGTCTGGGCCGCTCAGGACGGAGCATTCTACGGTGGGGAGCGCGCGACCGATGCCTATCAGGCGATGATGCGGTTGATCGACATGGACCCGATCCGTCTGCGCAAGATCATATTGGAGGAGGCGTGATGCCCACCCCAATCTGGTCCCCCCTCGACTTCCTGCGCGCGCTGTTCCCGTCGAGGTCGGCCGCCGGTGACATGGCCGAGCGGTGGACCCGCGCCTTTCGCGCCGACCCCGACCTGCGCGGCGACCTGATCCGGCTGGGCGGCATCCTGTCGGCCCAGCCGGTGACGCTCGACCAGGGCGTGCCGATCCTCGATCCGCTCGACCCGAACCGCCTGGCCTACGAGGCCGGCCGCCGCGATCTGGCGCTGGCGCTGCTGGCGGCGGGCAACCTCGACACCCACGACCTCAACTCACTGATGGACCCCGACAATGGCTGACGATACCGCGACGACCGAAACCACCACGACCGCCCCCGCCGGGACCGAAGCCACGGAACAGGTGCAGCCCAAATGGCACGAAGACGCCCGGTTCGAACCCTACCGTGCCACGCTGACGGCCAAGGGGCTGACCGCGCTGGATGATCCGATGGAGGCGATTACCCGGCTGGCCGACATGCAGGCGAATGCCGACCGCAAACTGGGCCGCCCCGCCGACCAGCTTATCCCCCGCCCGGACAAGGACCAGGCGCTGCCCGACTGGATGCGCCAGCACCGCGATCTTTTCGGCATCCCGGAAGCGCCCGAGGGTTACGAGGTGAAGCGGCCCGAGGCATGGCCGAAGGATGCCCAATGGGATGCCGCGCTTGAGGCCGAGGCGCGCAAGATCGCCCATGAGGAAGGCTTGTCGGGGGCGGCGCTGCAGCGCATGTCGGATGCCTACGCCGGCGCGGTGCAGCGGCTGATGGCTGGGGCCGAGGGCGAGGTGACGGCATCCCGCGCCGTCATGATGGCCGAGCTGCAACAGACCTGGGGCAAGGATACCGACGCGCGCGTGGCCCGCGCCCAGAATGCAGCCAGCGTGATGGCCGAACATCTGGGGCTCGACAGTGACGGGCTTGCCGCATTGGTGGGCTGCGATCGGCGACATGCTGGGCAATGACCGGGCCGAGGCAATCGGCAAGGGCGGCGGGGCGCTGGGGATGACGCCCGAAGCGGCAAGTGCGCGCCTGGCTGAGCTGCGCAAGACGGGGACCGGCGAATATGCGAAGGCGGTTGCGGAGAATGACCGCAGCACCCTGCGCCGTCTTCAGCCGGAAATCGATCGCCTGTCGAAGATCGCCGCCGGCGGCTGATTGCACCACATCTGTCCTGCAGCGCGTTCGTGCGGGCCAGATGTGGTTTTCACTTGACTTGTGGCGCGGGTTGCGGAACGGAATGGATCACCGTCCGGCAACCCGCTTCGCTTAGGGTCGGAC